GGTGAGAAGCAAGAGTATTACACCCATGGAAGTCAAACTAAAAAGAATGATCCATCTCTGAAAGAAAAACTTGAAGCATCTAATGCAATGAATATTGATTACCTTACTGAAAAGTGGGGTAAAGATTGGAGGATTTGTGGTCCAACTGAATTGCCATTTGAGGGTAAAGAACAATTTATTTCTGCAACAACATTTGATTTGGATTTTGTTCGTAGTAAGCACCTAGGATTCTAATATGAATCAACTATTAAGTGTTAATCCTGAATATAGAAAATCTCAGAGAGTAATCATTGTTGATAATTTCTATAGAGATCCAGATGCTGTAAGAAAATTTGCTCTAGAGCAAGATTTCTTTGATGATGCTGGATACATTGGCAGGAGAACTCGTAAGCAATTTTTCATTCCTGGAACAAAAGAAGCATTTGAAGATCTTCTTGGACAACCAATTATCAAGTGGGAAGACCATGGAATGAATGGTCGCTTTCAGCATAATTGGTCTGGGGAAAAACTTGTTTATCACTGCGATGACCAGACTTGGGCTGGTATGGTTTATCTAACACCCGATGCTCCACCACAATGTGGAACTACCATGTGGAGGCATAAAGAAACTAAGATTCACCATAATTCTCAAATTGATTGGGCAGCAGGTCAAGGTCTTAAAGTCTTTAATCAAAGAACATTTCTTGATAGAACTCCATATGAACCAGTAGATGTTGCAGGAAATGTCTATAACAGATTAGTTCTTTTTAGTGGTGGAAATATTCACTCAGCATCTGAATATTTTGGAGACTGCCTTCAAAACTGCCGCTTGTGGCACATGTTCTTTTTTGATTAAATACTTATACAAAAATTATAAAGAAATATGAACTTTACAATCTATTCAAAACCAGGTTGTCCATATTGTGACAAAATTAAAAGCGTAATGAAGTTGACAAAGATGACACATGTGGTGTATACTCTTGACAAGGACTTTACCGCAGAGGAATTTTACTCCGAGTTTGGTGAGGGGAGTACATTTCCCCAAATTGTTGTTGATGATAAAAAATTAGGAGGATGTACTGATACAGTTAAGTTTTTACAAGAGCAAAAAATTGTTTGATGGCGGACATAAATAAAGACATCCACATTAATCGTGGAGTTGAATTTATTCTTAATGGAGGAAAAAGAAAGCAACCCAAAGATTTTCATATTATATTCGAGAAGTTGGTTTGCTTTCTGAGACGGGAAGTAACCATCTACTTTGAGTTTTCCATTAAAGTAAGGAAAAAGTAGTAGTTCCCGAGGGAGAAAAACTATGTTAGCAACTAGTTTAGTTTTCGGTTCTTTTTTAACCGTATTATTTTTTATAGTTGGAATAATGGGAGGATGGGTTGCAAGAGAATATATGATGAACTATCGGGAAATTCCACGACCTCACCCCGAAATGTTTGATGGACAAGGAAATCTAATTCCAGATGAGGTGATTGCATTTAACTTTGAGAACTATCATGACTACGAAGACAACGGCGACGAAGAAGACTGAATCAAAATTTACGGTTAAGAAGGAATCTCCTATTCCCGATCTTCCTTCAAATCCATTTATTTTTGAGATTTTAAGTCTTGCATGTAAGCAAAAAAGTACAGCAAAAAAGGTAGAAGTACTTCAAAAGTATTCTCATCCTGCTCTGAAGACTCTTTTTATTTGGAACTTTGATGAGACGGTTGTTTCTATTCTTCCCCCAGGAGATGTACCTTATGCAGGTACTGATGAACAAACTTCATTCAGCGGAACTCTGTCTGGAAAGATTACAGATGCTGTTTCTAAGATGGGTGAGTTGGGAAGTAGTTCTTTAGGTTCTCAGGACCAGGGACGCTCATCAATTCGTAAGGAATATAATAAGTTTTATAATTTTGTAAAGGGTGGTAACGATGGATTGAGTTCTCTTCGTAGAGAAACAATGTTTATTAACATTCTTCAAGGTCTTCATCCTCTTGAAGCAGAAATTGTTATTCTTACTAAGGATAAAAAACTGACAGACAAATACAAACTCACCAGGGAAGTAGTTTCACAAGCTTATCCTGATATTAAGTGGGGAGGTCGTTCGTGAGTCAGGTTCGTGATGTAGTTGAAGAAACCCACAATACGGAAAAGCATATGGACTATTGGACACCAGCAGAAAAAGAAACCTGTAAGTCACGCTATGGTTGTGATATTTTAATTGAAAATGGTTCATATGCTGATGTCTGTACTAAAGAAGCACCGAATGATGCTTACATCGTAAAGTATATTGTTGATGAGGAAATTTGTTTTGATTTAACTAGAGGATCACGAATTCGTTTGTTTGATATGTACTGGGACAAGTTTCGTGAAAATCTAAAGAGTATTGACTTTGGGTATGGAAGAATCAATCCAAAGTTATGGGGTTATCAAGCACCCAAAACCAAAAAGCGAAAGTGATTTTCTTTTTGGGGTAAAAAATTTCCGCCAAAATTTTTCTTGCGCGAAGGTTTTCATAAATCTTCACGCCTTTTAGTATAATAGAGATACATTTTTGTATCTATTGTTACTATTTCAAAATAAAACTTGACTATATAGTGTGAATAGGGGTATAATAATCCCCTAACGTTCATCCTATGACTAAAGCACTTTTGCTTTTAGCATGGGTTCCACTTCTTTCTATTTCTACGCCTCAACTTGCCAAATCTAATCAAGTGACTATAAGTTGCGACGCAGCGTGGGAACTAATGGACATCGTTAAAAACGACGATGTAGTAGACCAAAGAAAAGAAGACCGATTGCTATCAGAACTCCGAAAGGACGTTATAAGACTTAAGTGCTAAACTGAATAGGACGGAAGTAAGCCGACTCGGAACGGATCGTTCATCTATGGAAACAATTCTCTGGACTTGCATTGAGGCTCAAAGACTTATTAGTAATGTAAAACTAAAAATGGATGAGCCTGCAAGATCTGAACTTATTCAGATCTTTAAAGAAGGATCTCCAAGAACTTGTAAATTCATAGACGCAAAAGCCGACTGAAGGAACGCTCTTTAGCCTCAAAATTAAGGAGAAAACCTAATGTCTAAAGTCGTATATCGTGGTGTCGAATATGATACCGCAGAACGTCCAAATCAAACGTTTAAAATTGAACCCCACGTAGAAATTTATCGTGGTACTATGTTTTACGTTGATGAAAATGGAAACAAACTCTCTATGTCTAAAACTAAGGGAGGTGCAAAATGAACACTTACTTCGTTCGCTATCTCAAACTCAAAGCAAAAAAGGAAAAACTCCTTCATAACGCACAACTGAATATGGCGAAGCAACCACAAGTTGCTTGAAGTAAAGGAGGGTTGATTCCCTCCTTTTTTTATGTTAAAATATTGAAAGAGAATAGTATCTTATGGATAAAGACAAACTAAAACTTATTGTCCGTAATCTAGAACTCTTGGTTGATTCTCTGAAAGCAGAAGTTTATTCTGATGTATCTGCATATTCTTATACAAATCCAGAAGTCAGAAAAAGACCAATGTTAGATTACGACGAAATTTTTGAGGATTCTGATTTAGATGACTAATAGGGCAAGAAAAATGATGAAATTGCTCCGTAGATTGATTAAACAAGAGCATTTATATTCTGCTGAGCAATTGATTGAAATGAAATCACAATTAAGGATTCTGGAAGAAGAACTTTCAGAACTCGAAGCAAAAACATCAAAAGGATTTGGAAAGAAATGACAGTAAAACTCATTAGCGTGACCCCAGATGCAGAAAAAACAATGGCATATGTTGCTAGAGTTAGCAACCCTGCGAATCAAGACAACGAAAACTATGCCAAGTTGCTTGCTTATTGCATTAAGCATAATCATTGGTCTGTTTTTGAGCAGTCTTTTATGACTCTTGAGATCGAAACAAATCGTGGTATCGCAGCTCAAATTTTGAGGCACCGTTCTTTCACATATCAAGAATTTTCGCAGCGTTATGCAGATTCTTCTTTGTTGAGCGATTATATTCCTGTACCTGAACTTCGTCGTCAAGATACCAAGAATCGTCAGAACTCTATTGACGACATTTCTGAGTATGAGAAACTGACTCTACAGAGTAAGATTCAAGACCATTTTGCACACTCTATGCAACTCTATAAGGAACTTCTTGCTCATGGAGTAGCAAAGGAGTGTGCAAGGTTTGTACTGCCCTTAGCGACGCCTACACGCATTTATATGTCGGGATCATGCAGGTCATGGATTCATTATATCAATCTTCGTTCTGCAAATGGAACTCAGAAAGAACACATGGATATTGCTCTTGAGTGTAAGAAAATATTTACCGAACAATTTCCATCAGTCTCAGAAGCGTTAGAGTGGAATAAATAATTTTACTCTTAAATGTTCAAAGATGTCTGTCAAATATTCTTGGAAAATTCATGCATTGAATTATAATACTGCAGGATTATCTGGTGCAGTTAGTTCTGTAGAATGGATTTACACTGCTACAGAAAAAGTGAATGAAACTACTTTTACTGCTGATGAAAGAGGTACTCTAGAATTGCCTTCAGCTGCTGAAGATGATTTTACTGAGTATTCTGATTTAACTGAGGAACAAATTATTTCTTGGGTTGAGACTTTAATTGGGGAAGAAGAGATTGCGAATAAGCAATTCAGATTATCTTCTATAATTGATGCTCAAAAATCAGCATCAACAACCGAAAAGTATGATACTTTACCTTGGGAATCTCAAGAAGTTGTTGATGTGGAAACAGTAGAAGAGTAAAACTTTCATTCTAAATAAATTATCTTGATTTCGTAACTTTATGGCGACTTATCCTGTTATTAACAAAACCACTGGCGAACAGAAAGAAGTGGAAATGAGTATCCACGCCTGGGACCAGTGGAAAAAAGATAATCCAGATTGGGACAGAGATTGGTCTGACCCATCAACTTGTCCTGGCGCTGGAGAAGTTGGTGAGTGGAGGGACAAACTTATCAATCGCAATCCTGGATGGAATGATGTGCTTGCAAAAGCAGCAAAAGCTCCTGGTTCTACTGTAAAGAAACTCTAATGGCAAGAAGAAAAAGAGGCAATGACATCCAACCTATTGGTGTTGGTTTGACTGCAAAGCAAATGAAGAGGAGAAAGCCTCTAAGTTCTGATTACTTGGTCGATATTGAACCAATTACAGATAATCAGAAAAAGTTTTTTGATTCCTATCAAGATGAAAAGCATTTAGTTGCTTATGGATGTGCTGGAACTGGTAAAACTTTTATTACTCTTTATAATGCTTTAATGGATGTTCTTGATGAAAGAACCCCTTATGAAAAAGTTTATATCGTTCGTTCTCTTGTAGCAACTCGTGAGATTGGATTCCTTCCTGGATCTCATGAAGATAAAGCAGACATTTACCAGATTCCTTATAAGAATATGGTGAAGTATATGTTCCAGATGCCTTCTGATGCTGACTTTGAAATGCTCTATGGCAATTTGAAGTCACAAGAAACTATTAAGTTCTGGAGCACTTCATTCCTCCGTGGAACAACTCTTGATAATGCTATCGTCATTGTTGATGAATTCCAAAATCTAAACTTCCACGAACTCGATTCTATTATTACTCGTGTGGGTGAAAATACCAAAATTTGTTTCTGTGGTGATGCTACTCAATCAGACTTGCAAAAAACAAATGAACGTAATGGTATTGTAGATTTTATGAACATCTTGCGTAAAATGCCTTCTTTTGATATAATTGAATTTGGTGTAGAAGATATTGTTCGTTCTGGACTTGTTAAAGAATACATCATCGCAAAAATGGAAGCAGGTATGTAATGTTCAAACATGTTGATGTGACGCTCCCTGAACTTGAAAGGGAGACTATAGATGGTGTTCGTTATTATAAAGTTCCTGACGAAGAAGAACTTGTACGACTGGTCTCCATCACTTCGGTGACCAGTCATTTTAATAAAGAAATCTTTATTAAGTGGCGTAAAAAAGTTGGTGAAGAAGAAGCAGAGCGTGTCACAAAAGCGGCAACAAGTCGTGGAACTGATATGCACCTTCTTGTGGAACATCATCTCAAAAATGAAGAACTACCAGAAGTTCAACCAATCTCTGATTTTCTTTTTAAGATTGCAAAAACTGATTTAAATCGTATAAATAATATTTACGCCCTTGAAGGGTCCCTATATAGTAAGCAACTAGGCATTGCTGGGACAGTTGATTGTATTGCCGAATATGACGGCGAGTTAGCGATAATCGACTTTAAGACTTCTAAAAAACCAAAACCACGCGAGTGGATTGAACATTATTTTGTTCAGTGTATGGCATATGGTTGTATGCTCTACGAACTGACTGGTATTTCAGTCAAAAAACTTGTAATCATTATGGCTTGTGAAAATGGAGAATGCGTCGTCTATGAAGAACGAGACAAATCAAAATACATCAAACTTCTCACAGAATACATTAGAAAGTTTGTTAGAGATAAACTGGAACTCTATGGAACCAAATAAAGAATTAGAACAGGCAATAGAAAGTAAATTTTTAACCCCTTCCAAGTTTGCTCTTGAGATTGAGAAAATTGTTGCTGAAGAAAATCTGAATTATATTGATGCTATTTGTCACTATTGCGAAGTCAATAGTCTTGAGGTAGAATCAGTTACGAAACTCATTTCAAAACCTTTAAAAGAAAGACTCAAGTGGGATGCCACTCGTCTTAACTTTATGAAGAAAACATCAAGAGCAAGATTGCCTTTATGATCGTGACACCCTTTGAAACTTATCAACATTATTTGTCACTTAAAAATCATTTCACAAACCCAAAATACGATTTCTTTAAATATGGTGCGAAGACCCGTGCCAGTATGACATCCTTCAACAAACGCAAGGACAAATACTGGTTCGAGAAGACAAGTCGCAAATATTCTGATAAAGAAGTCGTAGATTTCTTAGTATCAAACTTTGTAGAAGCAGACAACCCGAGTAATTTATGGATTGGTTCTTTAATAAACGAAGGAGAAAGAACATATCAAGAATGGATGAGACGACAGCAGAGTTTGACTTACTTGTTCAAAGAGCAAAGCAACGAATTGTTCTCGGAAACAAAATTAGAGGATGCGTTGAATTGTTCCAAAGGACATCCACCCGTTCTAAAAAAATTCCTGAGCGGGAAGATTAGCCTTGAAACACTGGTCATATATGATAAAATATTCCTGTTCGGGAAGACGTTTGATGAAAAACTTTTGGACCCAGTGTGGGAGTGTGTTTCTCTTAAAATTAAAAAATATTCACCATTTCTTCAAATAGATATTTTTAACTATAAAAAAATTCTTAGAGAAATAATTTCATAGAGTGCGGGCAGCAAAGTCGGGTAGGGGTATTTGACTTGCGTAAGTCCCGCCTAAATAATATTACCCCTACTAAAAGAATATGTTAAATGTATCGAGTATTAATCTTGCTCTTAATATTGATGGTCCTGATTTTATAGAAGATATAAAGGACGAAAATTGGGAAAATTTTCCATCTAGAGAGGTTCAAAAAGAACAATCTAGAAAAAAGTGGAGAGATAAAAATCCAGATTATGAAAAGAAGAGATGGGCAAAAGGTTTGACTGAGGAGCAAGTTTTAGCTAGACGAGCTAGGGAGAAAAAGAGATATTGGGAAAATCAAAAAGATAGGGAAAACCGTAAGGAACGGGCAAGAGAAAGAAAAAGAGCATTAAAGAATAATTCATAAATATTGACGTATTCCAGTACAAGAAGATTTTAAGGGAAATCATAGATGAGTAACTTTTTTGACTCCGATATTATTCAAGATGAACTGAAAGAAATCAATAAGTTACAAGAGGAGATATACGGAAGTATTCTCACTTTTGGTATGATGCCCCGTGAGACCAAACTGGAACACATTGAAAAGTTAGAACTCTTGCTAGAAAAGCAGAGAGTGATGTATACTAGACTGTCTCTTTCAGATGATCCACAAGCGGTTGAGATGAAAGAGAACCTACGCAAATCAGTCGCATTGATGGGTTTTCCACCAGAGACTGATATGCAAGTACTGTTCAGTAGTATGAATAAGACCATTGAATCCCTCAAACAATTCATTGACAGGTGATTCAATCTTCGCTATAATATCCAAGTAAATCCCCCGAATCCAAACTATCCGAGGTAATCCAAATGTCTTTTGCTGACCTTAAGAAGCAATCTAAATTGGGCTCTCTGACCGCTAAACTGGTCAAAGAAGTTGAAAAAATGAATACTGGTAGCGGTTCTAGTGATGACCGCATCTGGAAACTGGATGTAGATAAGAGCGGCAATGGTTATGCCGTAATCCGTTTCCTCCCTGCTCCGAACGGTGAGGACCTTCCGTTCGTGAAACTCTACAGTCACGCATTCCAAGGTCCTGGTGGTTGGTATATTGAGAACTCTCTGACTACTCTGGGTCAGAAGGATCCAGTGTCTGAGTACAACTCTGAACTGTGGAACAATGGTACTGATGCTGGTAAGGAACTGGCACGTAAGCAGAAGCGCAAACTGACTTATGTGAGCAACATTTACGTTGTGAAAGATCCTGCCAACCCTGCGAACGAAGGTAAGGTCTTCCTGTTCAAGTTCGGTAAAAAGATCTTCGACAAACTGACTGCTGCGATGCAACCCGAGTTTGAAGATGAGGAAGCAATCGATCCGTTTGACTTCTGGCAAGGTGCCAACTTCAAACTGAAGGCGAAGAACGTTGCTGGTTATCGTAACTATGATTCTAGTGAGTTTGCTGCTGCTGCTCCTCTGCTGGACGATGATGATGCAATGGAAGCAGTGTGGAAGAAGCAGTATTCGCTTGCCGAACTCGTTGCTGCCGACCAATTCAAGACCTATGATGAACTGAAGAAGCGTCTTGACTATGTGCTTGGTTCCAAAGGTACTCCTCGTTATCAGGACCCCGAAGATCTTGATGAGGACAACACCCGTGGTTCGACCCGCGAACTAACTGAGGATCTTCGTACTGAACTCAACAATCTTCAACCCACCCGTCGTGCTGCTGCGGTTGAAGAAGATGAGGATGATGATGCTCTGTCCTACTTCGCCCGTCTTGCCGAAGACTGATACACTGGGGGCATATGCCCCCTTTTTTATGGTGACTTGATTCTAGTATTAGATGCCTTAATTAACTTAGAATCAATAAATTGAGATGATTCTGTATATGTCATAATCTTTCTAATATCAGTTAAGAAACTTGGTAAGTATTCTGATTTTAATACATAAATGTTTCTTTTTGCCTCATTCTTACGAACTTCATATTCATAATTATTAATTGCTACAACAACTTTAGATTGTTGTAAATTTTGAACTTTATTCGCTGGGTCTGGAATTGTAAAGTTAGCATCAACAACTTTTCCAGCAGGGAGAATTAATCTTCCATTAGGATCTCTGACTTCTATTGTTTCATAAAATTTAGTGTCATTGAGATTATCTCCATATTTTTCATAACTGTAATTGTACAAATCATAGTTTGAGAGTGGCCACTCATCTCTTACATTAACTATCCCAGCACTGATGAGTACAACCCAGTCAAATTCTGACTTTCCATATAGTGCCTCTGCAACTGTATCAGGTCTTGCACCATCAGAAATGGTATATTTGTTGAATATTGTAAAAACTTTCTGTAAGTCGTCTCTGATTTTTACTCTTCTAAAGATATTTTTTGCCCTTACATAATCTAATGAAGAGTTTCTATCCGAGAATGGTGATTGATATTCTAAATCTGGTAGTTCTCTAAAGTATGCCATCTTAGTATCCTACTCCATCTTTTCCTTCTTTTGTATCATAATCTTCAGCATAAATTGGTGTAAGTTCGCTCATATTAAGTGTTAATTGCATATGAACTGGTGTTGAATCACCATATGTTGCATAAGTTCCAGATCCTGTATAATTAACTGACATCCCAGTTAATGCCATTGGTTTGAACTGGTTCAAAAATGCATGTGGTTTTTGACCTGTCATGTAAGTTAATTGGAATACACTTGGAGACCCAATAAAGAATCCACCACCTGGTTGAGCCTGAGCACCTTTTCTTGCAGACATGTAGGATTTAAATATTCTTATTATATTTTTTACTTCATCCGATTCCTTTTTAGACCTTGGAACTAAGTCCCAACTAAATCCAAAAGATCTTTGAGCCACACTGTTAAATAAGAGTTGGCTATTTGGGTTTAATGTTGCACCAAGTGCTCTATTAATTAGTCCCTGGGCGTTAGCATTTCCTGTTATCGCTGCGGCTGCTTTAGCAGACATTGATGCCATAAATGCCTTTCCTCCTTCTGCAGATAGTGCTAAAGCAGATCCAGAACCAGCAAGATTTTTAGCCATGTCACCAAAAGCACCTGGAAGATTTCCCCCAGCAGATTGTCCCAAAAATTGATTGAATGCTCCAATCAAAGTAGCATCAAATGGATTTACGTTACTATTTGACCAGTCTGCATTATTGGTATCTCCAACACCTTCTGGAATAGGTAAAATAATTCGACTAAGTACTTTTTGCTTGTTTTTTGCTAGAGTTTGATCTGTTGTAACTAATGCTAAAGACTCGGCACCTTGTCTTTGTAATCCACCAGGAACAAAATCAATAACTTCTATTAATAAGTAGTCATCACCATCATCAATTCTATCAAATGGATATCTATATGCTGTCTTCTTATTGGATTTTTGAGCTTGCTGTTTATCTGGCTTAGCTGGGGCAGATGACCCAGCAGAAGAAGATGGTGGGTTACTTGTTGTTGAGCTTCGTTGGACTTCCCAGGGCTTAACTACCATTTATCTTTTTCTAACTATTTAGATCGTATTTTTCCAAAAGGTATCTTTCGTACATCAGTTATTTCTTCATCTAGAATATTATACACACCACCAATGATTTCTTTCCAGGTATATTGCCTTCCATCATTCCAGTGAAAATTAAATCCTTTGAATCCCCATTTTAAAACTTCAGTTACTGCAACCAAAGGATATTCATCATAAGTAATTCCAGATGTTTTTGGCGAATAAACAAAAGTATAGTATTTACCTACTTGTGGTGCAGTGCTTGACTCAGATAAAAGTCCCATGAGTTCCTGCATCAAATCATCAGGGTCTTCAGTGCCATTAATACTTTCTACAAGTGGCAAAACCCTATTTTTGACTGCTTTATTTTGTTGAAGTTTTTGTTGCTTCTCTTGTTTGTCTTTAAGAGTTTTTCTCGGCATTATTTAATACCTAACTCATCTTCTGTTATAATTTTAAAACTCCACCCACGGTCAGCACAGAATTCTTTTGCAGCAGCCCACTTTGATTGATTTTTTGCATACTCATATGCTTCACGGATGTATGTTTTAGTTTGTCTGCCTGGATTTTGTGGGGGAATAGTCTGTCTTTTGGGTTTTATTTCAATCAAATATTTTTTAATAACATTATTTGATTCTTTTACTTTAATATAAAAATCTGGAAAATATCTATGAATGCGGCGGTCAATTGGGGAACGATATGGAAGGGCAATTTCTTCACTTCCCCACTCTAAAATATTTTCATTGAGATCGCAGTATTTCATAAATTTTCTTTCCCAGAGGGAACGATAAATGATATTTGTTGGATCTCCTTTGTATTTTTCAGGATAAGATGGTTGATATTTTCCCTTATAAGACATCTAAATAACTAAAAGACTCATAATATAGGTATTTAGAGTGCCAGCACCTAGACCAAGAAAAATATCAGAATTTAAAAGAGTATTAACAAATCTAGCTCAAACCTCACATTATGAAGTCAAGTTTGGAGCACCACCAAAAGATGGTGCGTTATCATCTTATTTGGCTAACAGAGGTGTTGATTCTAGATTTATAAGCGGTGATGTTGGATTGTTATGTTACTCTGCAGAACTTCCATATGGAAGTTTGGCAACTGCAAATATTGCAGGAAACTACATGGGCATTCAAGAAAAGATTGCCCATAGTAGAATTTATGGGCAAGTTAATTTAGGGTTCTATATTGATAGTGATTATAAAGTATTGAAATTTCTAGAGCACTGGGCAGAATTTATTGCAAGCGGATCTCATAATCCAGTTGGAACAAATGCTGATGCTGTCAGTCAAGGAAGAAAGAATTATTTTATCAGAATGCAATACCCCGAATACTATAAGATGGAATCGACAAAAATCGTTAAGTTTGATAGAGACTATCGTAAAAATATTGAATACACATTTTTTGGAATGTTCCCCTCTAATGTTGGTAATATTAATGTTTCATATGATAGCTCTAGAACTTTGACTGCATCTGCAACTTTTGAATTCACTCGCTATGTTTGTGGGCCAATTTCTGCCATTGACCAAAAAAGAGGAGTTGATAATAATAAAACTGGAGAATCATCTTTACTGTATGCATCTGGTAAAGTCGCACCACTGAGTGCGGATGAAGCGAACGCTATTAGATTATCACAATCTTATCCAATTTATGGAGGAGAGGGTGCGGCAACTACTGGGAGTAGTATTGATTGGAATCAAAAACCTGACTTTGTTGCTGGAGAAATTGGACAATATCCACCAGGATTTGGTTCATAAATAAATTACTGACAATATTATAGGTTATTATGCCTTTACCAACAATTGCAACTCCGACTTATGAGTTGACATTACCATCTTCTAAAAAAACAATTAAATATAGACCATTTCTTGTTAAAGAAGAAAAAATTCTTATCATCGCAATGGAAAGTCAAGATGATAAGCAAATCACAAATGCAATTAAAACAGTTATCTCAAATTGCATTTTGACAAAAGGTGTAAAAGTAGAAGACCTGGCTACTTTTGATATTGAGTATCTGTTCCTTAACATCAGAGGAAAGTCAGTAGGTGAGACAGTAGATGTTCTAATCACCTGCCCTGATGATGAAGTTACTCAAGTTCCAGTGTCAATTAACTTGGACGAAATCCAAGTTCAAACCAATCCAAATCATACCAGAGATATTAAGTTAGATGATAATCTAACAATGAGGATGAGATATCCTTCATTGAGTCAGTTTATTAAAAACAACTTTAATATTACTGATGTAACGGTTGATGATACTTTTGAGTTGATTAGTGGATGTATTGAGCAAGTCTATTCTGAAGAAGAATCTTGGTCTGCTTCTGATTGTACTAAGAAAGAATTATTTGAATTTGTTGATCAATTGAGTTCGAAACAATTCAAAGAGATTGAGACTTTCTTTGAAACAATGCCCAAACTTTCTCATACAATCAAAATCAAAAATCCAGAAACAAAAGTTGAAAGTGAAGTTGTTTTGGAGGGTCTAACAAGTTTTTTCGCGTAGGGATGGCTCATGATTCCCTTGAGTCATACTACAAAACAAATTTTGCCCTCATACAGCATCATAAATATTCATTGACAGAGTTAGAAAATATGATACCTTGGGAGAGAGAAATTTATATCTCTCTTCTTCAGCAGTTTATAGAAGAAGAAAATCTTAAAAACGGCATAACGAATGGCTGATGCAATAACCATAGCACAAACAGGTGTAGATCCTAGAACAGGATCTTACCTGTCTGCTGAAGCCAGAAAAGCACTATTCCGTAGAGCAACTGTTTCCAGTTCTGTGTTTCGTGGTCGTGGTGGTGCTTTAGTTAGGCAAGATGGAAATGATTTAGCAAGCACTCAAAGTTTAGCAATTGTAAAGGCAAATCAATCTTCTCTTGGAACAATTTCAAAGCAGATTGAATTTGTTCGTGTAGAAGTTTTAAATTTAACCAATGGTGTTAGAGATATTGCTAGACTTCTCAGAGGAGAAACTATTGCTGAGCAAAAAAGAATTCAAACAGAACAAGATAATGAGCAAAAGATAGTTGATAGAGATATAAAAAGAGGTCGTGAAAACGAATTAGAAAAGAAAATACAAAATGCTCTTATCAGTCCAGTAAAAAAAGTTATTGAGCAGACTGAGGGTATATTTGATAGGATTAAGAGCGCAATATTCACTCTTCTTGGTGGGTGGTTCACACTTCAAGGAATAGAATTATTAAGGGCATACAAGGATAAAAATTTTAAAGTTTTTGATGAGATTAAGAATAGTATCCTCAAGAACTTACTTTATGCTGGTGCTGGTTTATTAGCGATTAATGTTGGATTTGCTGTTTTCCTAAGATTACTCAATGGTGTAGTTTTTAAAGTTGGTGGTTTAATTGCTAAACTGATTTTACTGCCATTCAGAGGTCTGGGTGCTTTAGGTAGAGGTGTTGCTGGATTATTCAGTAGAGGAGCACCTGCCGCTGCCAATGCCGCTGCCAGAGGTGCAAGACCTACTGTAACAGGTAGCACGAACTTAATGACTAAGTTCTTTAATTTTATGAAAGGTGGCGGTGCTGCAGCAGCTGGAGGTGGGAGAGTTGCTGGTGGTTTTACCCCTGGTCTTGGAACTGCTCTTGGTGCAGTCTCGACAGGTTATGATTTGAGTCAAGGAGATTTGCCAGGAGCAGCTCTTAGTGCGTTATCTATGTTTCCAGTAATCGGAGGATTTGCAGCCGCTGGAAGAGTTGGACTTGAATTATCTAGAATGGCAGGTGGGGGACAAGAACAAAAACAAACTCCAACTTCTTCAACTCCACAGCAACAATTAAAGCCAAATAAACCAAATATTCCACCACCAGGTTCAACTTCACAAACACCAGAAGCTCCAGCAGCAACACCTATGCTTCCAATGACTCCAGGGGTAAATGGAGATCTTAATATGAATGTTGGAACCGCTGCACCAGAAGTAACTCCAACAGAAGAAGAAAAAGGATACTTAGACTTATATAAAAATATACCAACAATGAGACCTTTACTTCCAGGAGAAACTGCTGAAGAAAGAGCTCTTTCTGTTACTCCAGTGTCTCCAGAAGCAAAAATATCACAAAAGCAAACAGAAAATGCACCATTAGGACCTTTAACTAAACCAGCTCCTCAGGTTATTTTGACACAACCAGAGATGAAGCAAAAACCACCAGCACCATCATTAAGAAAAGGAAATTCTTCTAACAATGTTCCCCATATATCTTCGAGTAATCCTAATAATTTTTACACTATGTACTCTCAATTAAGTTATAATGTGGTGATGTAAGATGGCAGTTTTAAGTTTATCTGCTGGAACTAGTTCAATCAATAAGATTTCTTCCACGTTTATAAACATGAGAAGAAGTCTTTCTAATACAAGAACAGTAATTAGTGATACTAAAAGAGTTATTTTAAATAGAACTAAGATAAAAAGTGAAGCAGTATTCAGAAGTAAAGGTCTCTTTCAAAAAAGACAGGATAATTTAAGAAAGAAAGAAGCAGAAGATCAACTTGAAGCATCAAGTCTAGGTTCTATCCTTTCTCCAGGATTTGCTACTGAGAAATCTATCCTCAACAGTGGTAAAGGATTTTTGGGAAGGATTTTATCTGCGATTGCATATTTGGGAGTGGGATGGTTACTAAGAAACTTACCAACTTGGATTGGAATGGCAAAAGAATTTGTTGCCAGAATTTATAAGGGAGTGGCAATTATTAAACAGTTTTTTATGGGTGCAATTGGATTTGTTGGTAATATGTTCAATCTTCTTGGTGCCGTTGCCCAAAACATTATGTCATTTGATTTCTTTGACACATCGAATAGAGTAAAAGATACATTTGGACAACTCAATCAAAATCTATCTGATATGTCATCATCAATCGATGACGCATTGAGATTGATGACAACATCTCTCAATGAAGGGATTGCAAGTGGTCAAAATGCACCACCATTGGGCACTCAGGGAGAATCTCAATTCTCAGAACGCGAATCTCAATTTCCAGGAGCTGGAGAAACATTATCCACTGAACAATTAGTTGCTGTTGCAAAACAAGCTGGATTTAGTCAACAAAATGCAGTTACTGCAGCAGCAGTTGCAAAAGCAGAGTCTGGTGGAAGATCTGGTGTAGTAAATGACAATCCAAGGACTCGTGACTTATCTTATGGTTTATGGCAAATTAATATGATTGGGTCCCTTGGCCCAGAAAGATTGAAAAAATTTGGAATAACATCCTATGAGCAATTAAAAGACCCTCTAACTAATGCAAGGGCAGCATTCATTCTGTCTGGTGGTTCTAATTTTAATCCTTGGAGTGTTTATAAGTCTGGAAAATATAGGTCATTTTTACCAGAAGCACAAAAAGCAGCAAATGTATCTCCAGCAGCATATGCATCTGGGCAGCAATCTGCAAATCTACAACAAGCACCTGCAGTATCAACTGGAACAATGAGTTTAATACCACAAGTTGGACCAGGGGGATTTATTCAGGGTGGATCTGGTAGAGGGGAGGCTAGTTATGCGACTCACTTCCACTTAGATTATAAAGGAGCAAATCCAACGGCAGAGCAACTTGCAAGTATTCGTGAAGTTGCTTTCCATGCAACAAAAGCAATGCTTGCAAGAGGTTCAACTGTATTTTATGGAAATATAAAACAATATGCATCTGGTAGTGATGATAATATCAGAAGATTAATTGCTGCAGAGCAGAGAGCCCATGGTGGAAGAAGTAGTGCCGCTGTTGATATGCAAGAAATCAATTCTAAAGTAAAACAAACATTCCCATCTCAAGTAGGATCGGCAACTAAGTTTCCTTTTGCAGTTGGTGCAGTGTATTATCGTGGTGGATATGGTAGAGAAGCAGAAATTATTGGAACGGGGGGAGTTACTGTTTCTCATGGTGCAGCAGGTTCAACAGCAAGTTCTGTATCTGGTGTTCCATCAATGGATGTTGCATCTGGAATTACACCAAGTATGTCTCCAGATGTTGTAAGCGTGGTTGATACACGACCACAAATGGATTTGAGTGGATTAGCACAATTATTGAATTCTGCCGCTGCATCGTTTGGATCTCGTTCTCTTGAACAAGAATCACAAACCACACAAAGCCCACCATCAAGTGTGTTAAATAATTTTATCAAACAAAAGTTCTTAACTGATTTAGCGTATCTATAATGGCACAAGTAGTAGCACAATCCCCATCCAAGTTTGAAGAAGCAATTCTAGAATCAAATGATCAGCAAAGAACAGTTGATATCACGCCTTCAATAGTTTCTTTTGACTATTATGAAGATATCTTTTCGCCAACAATCACTGCGACTTTGAAGATGATTAATACTGGTGATAGCATACCTTCTGCTAACCCTGATGGGAGCACAGATAAGAATCCCCAGTCTGTTTATAATGGTCTTCCTCTTAGGGGTGGGGAGAGACTTAGATTGAAAATTTCTCCTAACACCGAGTCTAATATTGCCATTGATTTTTCCAAGTCATCAAAAGATTACTTGTATGTCTCAAGTATTACTGATGTGATTGCAGAATCTCAAAGAGAAGCTTTTACTTTACATCTTACTTCAAGAGAAGCAATCACAAATGAAACAGTAAGAGTAGGAAAAAAGTTTGCCCCAGACAATAGTATTGATACTTCTGTAAAACAAATTCTTAAAAATATCCTTAAGACTGACAAATTTACTAATGATTCAATAGAGAGGACAACAAATAAGTATGGATTTATTGGTAATATGCGTAAGCCATTTACTGTCTTAATCTGGCTAGCATCAAAAGGTGTTCCTGCTACTTCAGGTGATGCTACCGCTGGATTTGTATTCTATCAAACCAAGGATGGTTTTAATTTCAGGTCAATTGATAATTTGATTAAACAAAAACCAAAAGCAGTTTATCTTTATAGTCAAAGCATTGAAACATATGATGAAAAGGGTGACGCTGTAAAGAACGACTTTAAAATCTTGAAATATACTACAGAGAAGAATCAAAACTTAATTGAGAAACTTAAGTTAGGCACATATTCAAGTTACAGAATATTTTTTAATCCATTAACGTTTGAATTTACAAATCCCCAAAAGGGATTATTTAAGTTAAATGACTATGTTAATAAGACAAGTAATCTTGGCGAAAAAATAAAACTTCCTAAAATAACTTCTGGTAGTTCAAAAGATCTTGGTGAAACTCCAACTAGAATCTTCACAATGTGTCTTGATGTTGGTACTCTGAATAAAGAACCATCTAAAGAAGTGAATGCAAGTCCAGAAAAGTATCAATCTCAGTCTATTATGAGGTATAATATACTTTTCACTCAAACTTTAAGTATGGTTGTTCCTCTGAATACAAATCTAAGTGCAGGGGATGTCATTAAATGCAATTTTCCAAAGATATCTTCTCAAGATGGAAACGAATTGGACGAGGAAACAAGCGGTCTATATATGATTAAAGAACTGTGTCATCACTTTGATACAGAATCATCTTATACTTCTATGAAATTAGTTAGAGATACATTTGGTATAAATCCAGAGGCTAATAAGTCATGATAGATGAATCATTACTTAAAAGTAATTTTCTAGGTAGAGACGGATTCCGTTGGTGGATTGGTCAGATTCCCCCTGCTCCTTATCATAGACAAGGTGCTGAAGGTTGGGGTAATAGATACCGTGTTCGTATTATGGGGTATCATCCATTCTATGAATCTGAATTAAAAAATGAAGACCTTCCATGGGCTCAAGTTCTGATACCAACCACGTCTGGAAGTGGCGCAGCAAATCAATCTACAGATGTTGCACTTCAACCTAGTGATGTGGTTTTCGGGTTCTTTATGGATGGTGATAATGCACAAATCCCCGTCATATTAGCAACATTTGGTAAAACATCGGACGTAGTAAGCAAAGATTATAAAGGACCATTTCAACCATTCACGGGATATACTGAGAATATTCCTAAACCAGATGGAACTCTTGTTCCGAATGAATCAAATGAATCTGGCAATCCTAAATCTCAAGTTTCTCCTGTTGCTAGAACAGATGATACATCTTCTTCAACTGGAGATGTTTCAGTAAGTTCTGTTATTGGTGACAAAATTGTTATGGCAAATCCCTGTAAGAATACTACAGTGGATAAAATAACTGCCAGAATTGAAAACCTACTTAAAAAGATTAGAAAGTTACAGAATAATATACAGAAGAAAAAAGCAAAAATCAAAGAGGCAATTAATGGAATTCTAAAAGACTGCAACGAAATGATTGGCAATGCGGTCAAATGGTTGGGTGATGAGATGGTCAAATTGATGAAGGCTGGTTTAGACTTTTTATATAAAGATGTATTTGGAAAAATTTTAGCGATAACTGGCAACCCCGTAGCAGCTCACTTGGGTGGGGTTGCAGCTCAGACTGCAATGGTAAAACCAGTGAAAGCATTCCAAAAAGCACTAGGGTGTGTTGTTGGAAAAGTAATTGAAGGATTGAAGGGTGTTATTGAGCAGATGGTTAATTCTGCAGTAGATAATATTAAAAACTTTGTTTCTTGTGCTGCTAATCAATTTGTTGGAGCACTTTTGAATAATATTGTTGATGGCATTGCTGATGCACTAAGTGCTGCCATTGGTGGAGTTGCTAAGATTTTAACTGCAGGTCTTAATATTGCCAATTTAATTCGAAGTTCAATTGATGCAATTAAAGGTATTGGTTCTATTTTTGGATGTAATCAAAATAAAGACAAATGTACAAATCTTGCAACAACATATGTGATTGGTGGTGGTCCAATGATGTCTGGGGCAGATCCATTTACTCAGATTTCTAATATTATGAACACTGCCAATTCTACCTTGCAAGATATGACAGGTAGTTTCACAGATGCTTATGATATCTTTAAATCAACTACAGGTCAAGTTATTGACGCTGTAAGTAATCCATTGAGTGCTTTGGGTGGTTGTTATACTGGACCGCCATTAGTTTGTGGTGCTCCTACTATCAATATTTTTGGTGGTGGTGGGACTGGCGCAGCAGCTACGCCACTTATGGGAACAATTGTTGGACTTGGCGCAGAAGCAACTGGAAGTTGCATTGGAGTGCAAATCACTAATCCTGGATCGGGATATCAATTCCCACCATTTGTTACCATTCAAGATAATTGTAATCAGGGATATGGTGCAGTTGCTAGAGCATTAATTAATGATGCTGGAGAAGTGAGTGCCATTTATCTTGTATCTGAGGGTGAAAATTATCCTGTTGGTGATATTGCAAATTATGCAGTAACTAATACAGTTATTGATAATCCTGGAACTGGATATCGAGTTGGTGATATAGCAACTGATAATTTCGGCACAGAATATGATCTAGTAATTGATAAGGGAGGAATTGTTCAGGCTACTCCGATAAATACCAATATAACTACCGACTTACCAATTATAAGAGTTATTAGTGATACAGGATCGGGAGCATTAATACGACCAATCCTGGGCATTCCTGAATATCAAGATGAAGTTAAACAGCAAATAGATTGTATTACGAAATAACATGGCAGAAAGACCCGCCCAAAAGTGTAACTGGGAAGCAAGAAGACACATTAGTCTTGGACCAAAGTTTAGGATTGACGCAAACAATCCTAGAATGGGAAATAAGGGAAATTTAAGTTATCTAATTTACTCTACAACAGATAATAAAGATAAGTCTTCTATTTCCCTTGCACAGGATGGCACGTTTTCAATTTATAATGATAGAACGATTGAAATAGTTGGTGGAGATGGTAATGAAAGTTCTAAAGGTCAAGACGTTTTAATTGCATCTAAAACTGGTGAAGTTGTAATTCAAGCAGATGGAAATGGTGCGGTAAGAATTAAAGCAACAAATATAACTCTTGAAGCAACCGAAGATATTGACATTAAAGCGGGAAGAAACCTAACACTAAAATCAGTTGGTGGTCAAACACTGCTTGATGGTAATGAAGTTAATCTGAATGCAAAACAGGGAAATCTTGCTGAAGGATTGAAAATTGATTTTTGTAATCAAGTCTTCGCTGGTAGTTTCGTTGGGGCAGATGTTTTAGCAGGAATTCTTGGTGGGGCAGCAGTATTTCTTTTTAATGCTGCAAAAGACTCTTTCAATGGAAATTGAGGTAAAGTAGATGGAAGGAGAAGATTTTTCAATTATTGGAAAACCATCTATCTTTAATGAAGATGTCAAGATGTATAAGGACTTATACGTCTATGGCAAAATTTATTATGATTTTGAAGCAGGAGCAACAGAAACTTTCGGTGACATTTCAATTACTGGAAATGCATTTTTCTCTGGCATAACAACTTTTGCTGGTCCTGTTGATATTCAACAAGAACTAGAACAACTTCAAGTTGGAATTCTAACAGTTACTGAAGAATTTTATATTGGAAATAATCCAGGAGATAATGTTTTTAATGTTGTAACTTATGGACCCTATGCTGGTTGGGTTGGAATAGGCACAACAGCCCCAACTCAAAATCTAGATATTATTGGTAATGCTAGAATTGATGGAAATCTTTATGATGCTTCTAATAGTCCTGGTGTTATTGGTGGATTCTTATCAAAAGATGCTGAAGGAATTAAATGGGTAGAATTTGAACCATCTTTTACTGAAGGTATCTTTGTTTATAATGAAGGCGTTCTAGTTGGACCATCATCATTCCGTGGATTAAACTTTATCACTAATTCTGGTGGAAGTCTTTTTGAATTGGTAGAGGGTAAAGTTAATGTAGATAACCCCAATATTGCTGATATTGTTATTAAAGATTTTTGGGAAAAGAGACCTGCTGGACTTAATACTTCAGCATATGTTGGCATAGGTCTTACCAACCCACAAAATCAATTAGAAGTAACTGGTGATACTAAATTAAATGGTAGATTAACTGTATCTGGAGTTTCTACTTTCTTTGAAAGAAGTGTATTTTATGATGGATTTGATGTTATAGGTTCTGGATCTACTATCTTAAGTCCATTAAGTGTAGTTGGAGTAGCAACATTTGAACAAATTGTTACATTTAAAGATGATGTAACTTTTGAAAAAAATGTTCTTGTAGAAGAAAACTTAGAAATTGATAATCAATTATACGTTGGTGCTGCTGCCACGATGGCAGGTAGTTTTAGAGTTATTGGAGTCTCGACGTTCCAAAATAATGTTTTTGTTGGAGCTGGAGTATCCATACAAAAATTCTTATTTGTTGGTGCTGGTACAACTTTATTTGGAACTTTACAAGTTGGTGCAGCAGCAACTTTACTCAGCACATTGGACGTGCTTCAGTCTGTTGAATTGTTTGATACCTTAGAAGTAACTGGTGCAACTAATTTATTAGACACATTAGATGTAACAGGTGCAACAGATCTGCAATCTACTTTAGATGTTGTTGATGCAGTTCAGTTTGATTCAACACTAAATGTAGATGATGCAACAACTTTACAGACAACGTTAGGTGTTGGTGCTGGTGGAACAGTATTTACAACAACTGGAATCGGTTCAATTGGTATAGGAACTGCAGATCCATCACGCGATGTCGATCTTTTTAGAAAAGACATATACTTCAATCAAGGTGCAATATATGATGCAAATAATCAAGTAGGATTCACATCTGAAAATACAACTGATGAATACAGAGTCTTCAGAAGTGTATTAACACAAGTTGGTGTTGGAACTACAGGGCAAGTTATTCCTGCTAGATTCTTTGATGCTGCGAATATGATTCGCTTGAATCTAGAGTATCTTGCTGGAGAAGCAGTTGGATTCATAACAAGCACTTCATACAAAGACCCCCCATTTTCACTATCAACTTCTAATTATAGTTCTTGTCGAGATGACATCAAAGATATTCTAAGGTCCATTTGTTTTGACATTACTAGAGGTGGTAATTCTAGATCGGTTGGTGCTGGATTATCATATTATAATGGCAATACATTAATTCATATCACTGGGACTGATGTGAATGGATATTCAATTAAAGAAGCATCTATTACTGCAATTCAAAAAGCAGCGGAAATTTCTAGATATGTCATTAATAATTCCTTGTATCCTCTATCTTATCAGATGGAGCCCATCAATGGAACATATGCCGATGCTTCTCGTTTGATTTTCTTAAACAAAGATTTTATTGCGGCAGAAGCAGTTGATAGAGTTTTAAATAATTATCCTCTGTTTAGCATACCAAATAGTAATCAAAGTTGCATTGATGATATCAAGTTAATTTTAGATGCTATTGCATATAACTTGTCATATGGTGGTAATGAAAGAGTTTATGACGCAACCAAATACTATATTGATAATGCAGGATTATTAGCAGGTGAGCAAGAGCAATCAATCTATGCTTATCAACAAGCAAGAGATGTTGCTATTCAGGTAATGAGAAATCAAGTTGTTACCAAAATATCTGGCATAAGAAATACATTTACTCAGTATATTGATGGTTCCGTATTACCAGATCCAATATCACCAACTTGTGCAAGTCAGGCATCTGCTATTACATCATTTATTGGAATAGTTACAACTGGTATTGGAAATACTCAACTACCAGCAACAAGAACCCTTTCTTATACAATACCTTTTCCACAAATCAGGGACTTCTCTCTTCTACCAGATTCTCAAAGAGGTAGTAATAGTGATCCTGATGGGTGTGCAAACGTTGTTTCTGCAATTAATGTTTGTGCTGGAATCGTTACAACAATTATTGGTGTTGGTCCTGCTGCTTCTCCAAAAGTTACTTATCCAAATGGTAGAGTCTTTTGGGCTCCTAGAGGTGCAGATTCGAAGAATATTGTATATGTTTCGAAGTATGGTAATGATGAAAATAGCGGAAGAACCGAGGGTGATGCCAAACTAACCATTGGTGCTGCAGCAGCAGTAGCAAACCCAGGAGATACAATTTATATTCGTTCTGGAGTTTATGCTGAGAACAATCCTATTGGTCTTAGAACAGATGTAAGTGTTAGTGGGCAGGATTTACGTCTTGTTACCATCTATCCACAACATGATGATGATGTTTTCTATGTAAGAAGAGGATGTTTAATTGAGAACATCAACTTTGCTTATGCTCCAGATCCTTTTGATGATAATGCTCCATTGACAATTAGAGGTGCTGCTGTAGCATTCCCACCACCAGCAGGTATTGCAAGTGCAAGGTCTGGATTCTTAGATCCAGGACCATGTAACGAAGGTCCAAGCGGAAGATGGAGGTCCCCATATATCCGTAACTGCACTAACTTCATGACCGATAGTATTGGCATGAAGATTGATGGGAAGCATGTTGGTGCAGCATTTACTGGAGTCAATAATCCAGGACAAGACCTCAAGTGTATGGTTTGTGACTCCTTTACGCAATATAATGAAAATGGTATTGGAGTTTCAATCACTAATAATGGATATGCT